ACCACTTCAATCCATGTTCTAATGCAAATATACATCCTTGATAGAAGTCTCTATCTTCTTCGGATATAAACTCCCATTTATAGTTTATTGCATACAGTTTTTCTTCTACTTTATCGGGGTCAGTTAAATGTATTTGATCTAACATCATTCCTTCTAGTTCATCAAACTGTTCTGTGATCTTTGCTTTGTAATCTTCTACTTTACTCATTTCATCCAGTACCTCTTAACTGGTGGATTGATTGGTTTCTTTTCTTTGGGGTATCTTTTCATAAGTTTGCCACAAGAATGACATTTTAGATTTATCTGTAGTAACTCACAGATTGCTTCTTCCTTTGGTAAAGCAAAGCATGTATGAGGATGAAACATTTCTGTGGGTAAAGGAAACCCTATGTGTTTGGTCACCAGTTATGTACTACATTTGCCATAATAAATACAGCACAGAGAAGATTCGTAAAAACAATGAGAAATCTTATTAGACCTATTGCATTTTCGTTTCTTTTGTTGTAGCCATCTTCTTCGTCAAACGAGCCGAGAGCGTGTTTTAATATAACCCAACCTCTTTTCATGCGTTTTGTAATCCTACATCTATAATATAAAAAGCTAGTATCATCATACCAAATGTAAATGCTTGAAATATTCCACCAAGAATTACTGTAGTTAATACATTGTGTACTACTTCTTCGTAAGAATCTTGTTCGTCAATCCACTGCTGAATTTCTTCAGGCGTAGCATCCCTTGCTTCGAAGTTGATGCTGGTTTGAATTGGAAATTTTTCGTTTTTCATTCTGTTTGTGGTTTTCCTTGTTTTGCCATCAACTCTCTATGAGTTGGATAGTCTTTCATTATTTCTCGCGTTGCTAGAAAGTCTTCTCTAGCTTTTTCACTGTGTGTTCGTTCATCTTCTAGTTCCCAGTTAAGACCTGCTCTCTCTTTCTTCTTTCCGAATATCTTATCCCAGTTATCTTTAAACTGCTTACTATAAGAGCCTTCTCTTGCTGTTGAACCTTTTCCGCCATGCCATTTCTTTGTCATTTTTGTTCTCGTAGCCAATATCTATACATCAAGCAATCGGCATCTTTAGTTGACTTCAGGTATTCCTGATATAACTGTTTATTGTCTTTCGACTTAGTCATAGCAGCAATCCAGCCATCTGAGTTGTCTTGCCATCTCTTTGAATTATATGTTGTTTTTATTACTTTAGTTGCCATTTATTACAGGTTTCTTCGGACAGCACCAATGCTGTATGCGGTCCGACTCGACACCATCCTTCGCTTAGCTTAGATGATATCTGGTGTATTGGATCGTAGAACTTACACTCCCCACAAGGGGCGACAGGCATAGGTTCTAGTCTTTTTGGTTTAAGTTTTTTCAATTTATTGAGGAAGTCCCTCTTGTATAAATTTACCGATTGTTTCTATTTGTGTGTCAGACAGCATACCTGCTTGTCCCCACATCAAGGCACTCTGTGATCCTACTGTGCCATTGTTTTTATAAGTTATAAGTCTACCACTAATGTAGTCTGCGGTTTGTCCTGCGAGTTTCGGTCCAATACCCCCACCCCCATCTGCACCATGACATGCTGCACACCCTGTCCACAAGCTACGGATATCACTAAAAGGATCTCCTAAAGCTGCGGCTTGCTGTGCTCGAAGTATATCTACAACTGTTCCGTTGCGTTCTACTTGCATTGCATAACACATACCTGTACAACTTCTATTACTCGGTTGATTTTTTACTTCTATGTTTGGATAGATGAATCCTGCAATAAAAATTGATATTACAGAACATCCAACCAAAGCCATTCCTAACTCTTTCATAAGCTTTTTACTAAGTTTTCGTACTCAGTGTACCCACCGATGGATTCACCATTTACCATAATCTGAGGAAAGGTTCTTGCACTTGGAAATTTTTCCATAAAGTGTGGAAATTCAAAGTCCAAACCTAACTGTCTATATGTATAATTGTGTCCTTCTCTTTCTGCTAAACCTTTTGCTTTATCACAGAAAGGACACTGCTCTTTGCCGAATATTTCTACTATCATTTTATGTTCCATTCACTATTGCCGTTTTGTTCATTAAACTTCCTTACTAGAAATTTAAAATTATTAATTAAATATGTAGGGTAATCTTCTGTTACTGAAAACGGTCCTGCTGTCTCATCACAGTGGTCAACCCACATTCTACTTGTAAATCCTCTAAATAAAGGACTAAATATATCTGTAAATGCTTCTTGTCTCAATCGACTCTCCTTACTACTTGGGGAATGATTTCCCCTGCTCTTATAACTTCTACCATACATCCAATCTCGAGACCGAGGTCTTCAATGATTCCAATGTTATGTAGAGTTGCTCTTGCTACTCTCGCACCATCGATGTCAATAGGATCGAGTATTGCTACTGGGGAAACATTTCCTGATTTGCCTACTTGCCATACTACATCAATGAGTTCTGTTACTATACCTTCTTGCTTTACTTTTCTTGCAAATGCTCCACGAGGGTGGTGAGAAGTATATCCTAACTTTTCGAAAGCTTTATTACTTATGATTCTCCAAACATCTCCGTCTCTGGGAAACATAGGATAATCACTATCAATAATTGTCTCAAAGCCAGAGGCATTGAGATATTCCATATCTTCAATAAAGTTATCTGTTGGGTATGGTTGTACCCCATACGCAACAAAAGTTAAATCTCTTTTCTGAAATTCGTCTGAATCATGTAGACTTAGCGCACCCGCTGCATAGTTACGACTATTCTTAATCGTTGCTGGGGCTACTACTTCTCCTGTGATTTGTATAATTGGTACGCCTTGAAAGGGCAATAGGTGGCGAGGTACTAAGAACCTCATGTTGTCGGTGATGTCAAGTCCTTGCTTGCCATCTCCTCTTGTTAAGGCAATAGATAATGTGCCTCGAATGTATTGCAGACTTACTGCTGCTCCGTCTAATTTAGGTGTTACTGTTACAGGCTCTGATCCATAGTTTGGATTGTCTAATGAACTGTAGGACTTTTGTAAAGAATACATAGGGAACGCATGAGGATATCGTGCGCTTTTCGAGTCAATAAGATCATGTCCTACTTGAGAGGAAATGCCTAATTGATCTTCTAGTCTGTCATAGGCTTCGTCTGACATAATGGGTTTACCATTATAGTACGAGAATCGTGCCTGATTTAATAATGTCTCTAAATTTTTCATAAGTATATTATACTAAATTTACAAGGACTTGTCAAGAAATATTTTAGGTTAGGTAGATTTGATCCAGTATATCTTTAAATTCTTCTTCTAAAATACTTTTGCTCTCTGCTAGGGATATGATTTCTACTAATCCTTCAAAGAGTCTTTTACTATTATCAAAATCAATAGGCATACTTATTCCTTGATTAGAAGGTTTCCATTCTTCCTCAAAGTCTAAATAATACTTTCTTAATGATATATACTCAACATCTCGGAAAGTAGAAACTACCAGACGTATCTGTTCATACTCAGTTTCCTGTATCATTTTTTCGTATATTGCGGGGGCAGTAAAGTCAATCATTCTTAATCACTCGGTTGAGAGGTACAACACTCGTTACATTTTCAGGGACAAGTATCCTGTAAGAATCTGTGTCCCAGCAAAATAATAAAACTGTGTGCTGTCCTTCTTTTGCTCTGTTTCTTTTCTGACGAATGTATTCTGTAGAAAAGTCAGCAGTGCAAACATTATACTTTAGCTTTCTAGAGTTTTGACTTCTATAGGTGATTACTGCGTCACCTGCTTCTTCGAGTTTAGCTTTAAGCTCCTCTTTTTTCATTGATTCCTCCAATTTAATCTAACAAAAATTATTTTGTATTGCTAATTGCAGAGGTCTCTTTTATGAGATGCAAAAAACCAAGACATTTTGCAATGTCTTGGTTAAACTATTTTTTAACTATTTAAGTTGTCAACTATTGTTTTGAAGTATACTGCAGCTTTACCAGTTAGTTTACCGATAATAGCGTCATCAACTTCTTGACCTGCGTCTGACAAGGCTGAAGTAAGGCTTGCTTGAGCATCAGCTACTGATACTCGTCCACCACCGCCACCTGCGCTTGAGGTTTTAGCTGCTGGTGTTTTTCTTACATATACGCCTGCTTTGGTCAATATCATACGAACTCCATTTGGTGATTCACCAAGTTCGTCTGCTATGTCTTTTACAATCTCCATTGAAGTTTCAGGTGTTGGTTCTTGTTCCTGATACATTTCGACTGCCTGTGCTTTAGATTCGTCTGTCCAAGCCATGTTTTTTCTCCTGTGTTTGTTTTGGATCCATGTGTTATTCCATACTGGTTTCCAACCTGTTCGGTCGTACTGTTGCATATAAAATCTATCACTCATGTATATCCTTGTTTAAATATAACTATATTATATCGAATTTGAAACCATCTGTCAAGAAGTATTTTTCGGTATCTATAGGGGTTTCCTATCTAGAAAAATGCTTTTGTATGGTTTCGATCTTTTCTTCGGCATTTGCAATTTTCTCTATCTGTACTTCCATAGCCTCAACAATATCTGGATGCTCTCCGATACCTGCTGAATTATGAAGATACACTTGTATATTTGCCTTTGCCACTTCTACTTCGCCTTGTAACTTAGCGATAAGTGCTTTTAATAAATAACTCATAAGTATCCTTTGTCTTTTAGTGTGTCTTTAACCCACTCTACTACATAATATACAGCTGCTCCCCATATTGCGAGGTTAAAGCCGAGTAGCATAATGTTTGTGGGCAATGTAAATATAAATTCAAGCATTTTTTGTCTCCCAATCTTCTATCGCAGCTTTAATACTGCCTTCTGCTAATACTGAACAATGTAACTTAATCGGAGGAAGCTTGAGTGCTGCTGCAATATCTTTGTCTTTTATTTGCTTTGCTTCTTCTATTGTTCTACCTGTTAGCATATCTACAAAAAGTGAAGAAGATGCGATAGCACTACCACACCCATAAGTTTTAAACTTTACACTCTTTATAATATCCGTTAAAGGATCAATGCGTAGTTGTAGTTTCATTACATCTCCACATGCAGGAGCGCCTTGCATTCCTGTTGCTACATCTGGATCGTTAGGATCAAATCTTCCTACTGAAAACTGTTTAGGACTTGCCAAAACACCTTCAAATCTATCTACTACTTCTTTGCTGTATGCCATTATTTAATTCTCTCTGCTCCTTTAATAAAACCTGATACAAACTCTTCTAGTCTGTTAGGAATTAATAAAGGAATTACCATAAATGGTAAAAATATCGTGAATATTATAAATACTACTATTGTTGATAGTATAGGTCTTTCTACTAATATATTGTTACTATCTATTAAAGTAATTATTTTAAGTGAAGGTTTCCATATTTTCCACATAGCAAGTAAACTACCTGCTAGCCAAAAACATAGTATCATTTGTAGTGTTGTCATAAATATTCCTGTAAGTGTCTTAAACTTCCAATGTTATACGCTAGTCGTGGAGCATTATGCCCTGCGTTGCGTACAAATCCAAAGTAGGGCGATTCACACTCTGCCATTTCGATTTCCCACAATAGATAGCACTTGCTACCATATTTATCAAAGTTATGGGACTTTGTTATTTCTCGTTTTACAACTGCAATACAGTTGCCTTGAGCTGACCATACCCGTTCACCTATAAGAAATTCTTCTTGAACGCAAGGTTCTGGTATCATAGCATTTTTAATGCCTTTGTAATCAGTGTCAGGAAGTTTTTGTGGTACTCCCATTCGTTCGATTACTGCTTTGATAAAAGCTGGTGAGCGATACAATGCCTTAGCAATGTCAGATGTATTAGAACCTTCTAAATAGTACTTGACTATTGATTTTTTCTCTAACTCTGTTACTCCTTTACCTTTGTTCTGTGCTTTTCTTCTAAGTCGGTGGTCTACTGTTTCGTTGTGATCTGCAAAAATCTTACTAAGACGAGTTGTGTTATATGCTATATTTAGTATCTCACACGCCTCTTTCTTTGTAATAGGTTTTTCAGCAGCAAGTAATTCTATTACTTTATTAATATTTGTTTCTGAGAGTTTTTCTTCTCTTTTCTTTCTAACTGCCATTCTGTTCCTCTTGCATTGAGCCTAAAAGAATGATTGCATAATGAATAACTTTGTATAAGTCTTTCTCATTTCTGCCTTCTTTCTTTCCAAAACGCTGTGCATATTTCATAATATTTCCGATACAGAAGCCATCTCCATGACCATGTTCAAATACCATCTCTGTTGTTTGCTTACCTGTAGTAGCATAGTGTTGGCTATATGTATTGTTAACATACTGTTCTAGTCGGGACAATATTAAGTCCTCATTGAATTTGTACTGTGGTACTTGTTTTGGGTTATACACGGGTTATCCTTTTTTCGTAATCGGCATAGTCTTCGTTCCACCAGTGTGGTTTGTCTCTGTATTTCCAACTGGCGAAGGTTGCCTTGTCTAAATGGTAATAGTCTCGATAGCTTTGTATCGGATTATCGTAATCTCGTAAGTCCTCTGGCATTGCCAGTCCGAACTTAGTAAAACCTACTCTCTCAAGATTCACTGGGTCTGGCAATTTGTTTACTACTTGTTCGATTGATTTGTGTAGCTTGCCGTAGCGATAGTGGTACTCATCATTCAATGCGTTAGCATAACAATGAACCCACTCATGGTTGTCCAATGACTCTCTTGCCCAGATTGTGCAAGGATGATTGTACATCATTGGGAGGTAGGGGAAGGGTCGTTCCTCAAGAGGCAAATGCTTGATTTCTGCTTTGAGTTTGTTGAGAACTTCTCGCTCGTCTGCATTGAGTGCGCGAGGAACATACCCTAGAAACTTGTCTATGTAAATTGTTGTGCAAAGAATCTGGGCAGCTTCTAGTGGCATCTTAACAATATGCTTGTCAACATGATACTCTGCTGCCTTGTCGAGATTCTCGTCTAAGTAAAATAAGTTCATTACTCTACTTCCAGCACTTATATACGCCACAAAGACCGTCTGCATTTTCTGTAGTCTTACAGTAATAGCATACTTTTTCTTCTTTCTTTGTTGGCTTGATTTTTTTAATGTCTTTGAACTTTTTCATAACTTATATTATACTAAAATTATGAGATGAAGTCAAGAACTATTTTCCACCACCGTTAATTTTATCCTTCGCTGTACCTGCGTATAGTCCGAACCATGCCGCACCCGCTCCTACTACGATACTAATAAGTCCTGACTGTTCCATTGTTGGGTCTGTTAAATCCATAAACCACATAGTACAATAGTACAACAAGAAAATATATACTGATAAAAACATTCTCGGGAAAATTCTCCAAGCATCAATCATGTTTGATAGAAATATCCAACGCTGCCAAGGATTATCTGGCTCTCTGTTGGTTTCTAACTCTAATATTTTTGCTTTGAGATTTGAGTTTTCAGTTACAAGTTCCATGAATTTATTAAGATCAATTTCGACCTCATTTCTACTCATATCACCTGCGAATCTTTCGTCTGCCATTTAGCTCTCCTTTGCTTCTTGCTTAGCTTTACCAACATTGATTGCAAACCAGTCAAGAATTTTATACATCTTTCCAACTAACTTGTCATCTTTTGGTGTGTCAGTACACGCCGCTATGATTGAAGCACTCATGACTAACCATGGTATAACTTGAATCCATCCTATAACCCACTGTAAGAATCCTAACATTCTTCTCTCCTAACCCTCTCACGAGGCTGAGCCTTAATTTAAGGCTATCTCAATAGCTCTAGCCCAGTATATATCGTCTGCGATAATACAGTCTATAGCTTCATATCCTAACTGTTCTGCTTGAAGTAATCTAAGATTACCACTATAACATACGAACGGTTTAGAGTTGGAAGGTTTATTACCTTCCATTGTTAAAGCACAGTTTTGTTTGCTGGACTTTAACAATACAAGGGGTTTATTTTCAACTCTTTTTCTTTTTGGTTTATTTTTGACACAATGAATTCTATCGAGGGTTACAACGGTTGTCTGGTATTCAGCTTCTTCTAGGTGTTCCTTCACTAAATAAGCTGATAGTGTTTTAACAGGTGAACTTAATGCTCTTACTGCGTCTATTTATTTATCTCCTCTAATTTTTCAATTCTTTGCACTAAAGGTGTATACCCATCAAATTCTTCTATACCACACTTAGGGTGTGCCATCTTCTCTAGGTTTACAATTCTTTCCTCTAGTTCTTCACACCATTCTTCGATTATTTCTAATCTTTCTTGTAAGTGTGGGTGCTTTTCAAAGTACTTGGCACCTTTCATTCCATCTCTATATGCGAGATACTGTCTAACAAAATTAAACATTACTGATCAGTATTTAACGGCTCAGTCGTTACTTTTCTATAGTATACTACTACATCTTTTAATTCAGTGATATATCTTTGCAACTCTTTCATGTTCAATGACATTACTTCATAGTCTGGTACTGTCATTGCTAAGAATACTAACTCTCCTTCTTGTACTCTAATCTTTTCGAGTTGATCTTCCCAGTTGTCTGGGTTTACAACTATCCATTGAGGAGCTGAAAGGTCTATTTCTCTAGGCATGACTGGTTGAACAATCTTCCTCTCCATAGGCTTTGCTGTTACTTCAATAGCTCTAGTTGATAGTAGGCTGCAACTGGAGACCATCATCAAGATCGTCAACGGTAGCACTAAGTTTCTCAATATTTTCAAATGCGTGTTTTGTTCCATTATTTATTTTCCTTTCCATTTCTACTGGATCTTCCAGTATTTTTGCTGTTAATTTATAGTTCTTTATAAAATCACTATATCTATTTAATTCTCGTTGTATCTCTTGACTTCTTAAAGTCTGAGCCTGTAACATCTCTGTTTGCAAACTAAAGTCTGCCTGCATGGTAGCTATAGCTTCTTCTTGTGTTGCTACTGCTCCCTCTAACTTTGCATTGTTTACTTTAAGTGTTTCGTTTTCTGTGTAAAGCCAATAACTTGTACCACCTAAAACTAAACAAAAAGCTAATAACATTTGATTCATACTATGTGTTCCTCTCTTGATTTTTTGGCAGTTCTTGTTCTGCCTGATTTACTTGTGTATTCATTAGTAATTCCTTTCGTACCTTCCGTACTTGTAGTTATTAATACTAACAATGCGGCTACTAGGCATAATGCTATGAATATTTCCATTAAATTTCTTCTATTTTGTAATTGAGTCCTTCTGCGCCAGAGAATTGTATTACTTCTCCACTTTCAGTTCTGAACTTTAAAAATTTTTCTTTTTGAGTTATTATCTTTCTAACAGTAAAAGTTTGATCATCTGAGTCTCCCCATACATTATTAAAGCTCACTGTCACTTTGTAAATGGGTACAAACTTGCTCTTCAGCCATATCCACCAGTTCTTGACTGATGCGAAAAATTGTTTTATTTTGTGCATTTATTGTACTCTCTAATGTGTTTAGCTTTTGCCAGTTTGCTAACTCTATATTTCTTGTTGTCTCTAACTCTGTTACATACTGTGTGTATGTGTAATAATGAAAACATAATGCTACCCATACGAGTAGCACTAATAATTTATTTATGTTGATGTTGATGATGAAGTAGAAGTTGAACTGCTAGTTGTTGTACTGGTCGCTGTAACTGTTGTTGTTTCAGTCATGCTGTTTAGTTCATCAATGATAGCCTGTTCTGTAGCTGTAGTACTTGCACTATTAGTTTCTGTACTTGTATTAGTATTTGTACTAGTAGCAGTAGCAGTAGTATTTGTACTTGTCATAGCTTCAGCAACTGCTGTAAGCACTGCTGCTGTTTGAGTAACTGCTACCACATCTACTGCGTTATCAGGTACCTCTACTTCTTGTACTGGAACTACTTCTGGTTGTTCTTCTTTTGCATCTTTGGGTTGTTCATTATACCCCCAAATCAACAGCATTAATAATAATATATCCATTATTTCTCCTGTATTTCTTCTTTTTTCATCTGTTCCTGAGCTAATTGTACATATTCTTGTACATATTCCTCAAAAGTCATTCCTCTTTCTGCGGCATGAGCCATAGCCATTGCTAGTTTTTCTCCGCTGAGTGTTATCTTAGGCATCTGACCAGTCTTTGCCTTCAAATAATAATGCTTCAGCCTCTCTTCGTCTGATTAATCCTTCTAAAACTTTACCACTTGCTTTGTTCCATCTTTTTAACTGGGCAGGTACTTCGTCGTACTCTCCAGCATTTAGAACTTTCAACATAGTTGAGCTTCGTAGGTTAGTCGGACCGAGGTTGTATGTCCATGACACTAATGCGTCAAACATACACTGGTCTAATTGATTGTCTACTGCGTCTGACACATAGGTCTCATAAGTAGCTAGTTCTTCTACTAGCATCTCATCTGCCTGTGCCTTGGTAATTTGCATACCTTCTGTTACGCCTTTTGTGTGTCCGTATCCGATTGTGAGAACTCCAGCAGCACATTTGTACGCTTCTAGTTCACAACCTTCGAACTTCTTGATAAGGGCTATGCCCTCTTGTGATATTTTCATAATGTAAAACTTTCTCCACAACCACACTGGGCTGTTTCTTGTGGACTGGAGATTTTAAACTGTTCATTCAGTCCATTTTCTTCCCAGTCTATATTGATTTCATTAACATAGCTAAATGTCATTGGGTCTACAGCAATAATACCATAGAACACCGCATCACTTGACATATTTGGTTCTTCCAAATACTTCAAGTCATACGACCACCCGTTACATCCGTTGGGTTTCAACATTAATCGTATCCCCCAAACCTGTTTGTTTTTTACTTTCTTTTGTAGCCTTTCTAATGCAGGCTCTGTGCAATTTATCATAATATTAGTAATGCGAGAGGGCAGTTTGACCTGCCCCTTCGACTTAGGTCTTGACTCGTACTAGAATAGAGGAGCTGCACTGGCTACGATAGCCAATCCAAATATACCAATTAACCCAATCATTGTGACTGCGTCTGATACATCCTCATATTTCTCTACTTGTCTAAAACTATTCATAAGTGTTTTCATTTAATATCCAATACTTTCCGATTAGAATTTGGAGTTTTAGACAGCGCGATAGTCAATAGTCCATCTGTTAGTTCGACATCATCTACTTTTAAGTCCGTGTTTAACATAAACTTACGCTCAAAAGATTTAAGACTGAGACCTTGATAAGAGAATCTTTCACTCTCACTTAGTTTCTGTTCTTTTTTCCCCTTGATGAGCAACTCATTATCATCATGAATTAACTCAAGTTCTTGTTTAGACCAACCTGGCACCGCAACCTCTATTCGAAAGTTACCTGTTACCGTGTTCTCTACAATGTTATATCTTGGATATGAAGTATCAGTGTTGTGTAACAACCACTCGTTATTCATACCAAGCCAAAATTTACTAATATCAATCGTCATATTATTTTCTCCTAATTTTCTTTTCAGTAAAACTATGCCCACCCTTGCGGTATGGACGCCATTGTGCAAGAAACCCTTCTTACACTTATGTATATTATACTAAAATTAAGACCAAAAGTCAACAATTATTTTTTGATTAGTCATCGAAGTCTATCTTGCCCTGAGCTTTCATGTAGTCTAAGGTCTTTCCGATTCCTTCTTGGTGTCCGTGCCTGTATGCAAGGTAAATGCATGATACCAGTATTAATAGGTATGCTATATCTATATCCATAATTATTCTCCAATGAATATATTATACTAAATTCTTAACCATAAGTCAAGTAAAAAATTAGGGGTATCTAAAAATAGTTGTTGACACATGGATGAAGATTTGATATAATAACAGTATGATTTATAAAAAGGGCAAATGGACAACGAAGGAGAGACAGACACTCAAAGACCTTTATAATAAACTACCAATAAACGAGTTATCAAGTAGATTACTGAGAAAAACTACTAGCATAACATCACAAGTAAACTATCTTCGAAAAAGAGGATGGGCATTTCACAGGAGAAAAGATGGATAACATAATTGAATTCCCTAGAATGAAGAAATCAGAAGAATTAACAGATAAGTTAGTAACTGCACTTATAGCACACTGCCACAAAGAAGGAATGAATACAGTAAATCCTGACTTCGTTTTTGATATGGCATGGGTTCATAAGTTTCTTCAAGCTACAGTTGACAATCAGCATAACATTGCGAATGACCTGTGTCGCCTCACACGAGCACAAGGATTAAATGAGAATTGATTGTAAAACACTACCAGTAGAAAAAGCCATACGAATACTAAGACGAAAGTTAGACCGTGATGGAAGAAAAGAAAGACTAAAGGAACTCGAATTCTACGAGAAGCCAACAGCAAAGAAGAAAAGAATGAAAGCTGCCGCATCCAAAAGGCAACAAAAAATAACGAACGAATATAGAAAATATACTAGGAAACGACCAAGGCATGAAAGAACTTAAAATTAAATCACTATTGTTTTACGAAAAATTGTCCGTAGCTGTCTTTGGTTTATGTGTATATTTCTTACTGGTCTTACATTCTGC